AAAACCACTCTGATTAATTGTGGGCATTGAGAGCTGAATATTCTCGAAATTAGCATATATACTATAAGGACACGAACTAGATCCTGAACCAGCTACTAAGGCTGAATAAACATAAAGGGCGGTTAAACCGAGGGAATTAGCGTTGACAAGCCTATTAGTCAACATGGGGTATACGGTCTGATAGGGCACTACAAGTTCCATGTGCGTCTGGGAGGCCAAATCCATCTCAACATGAGGCAAAGTGGTCAACGTCTTCAAATTGCACGTATGCATCTTCTGAAGCGCTACATACTGAGGGCTCAAGACAGGGAGTCCTCCAGAAGGAATGTGGACCAACATCAACCTCCCTTGTTGGAACCGGGTTGCATTAACGACAGCGCGAATTCTAATATCCGCTCGGACTAGGTAAACCCCTTTAAGCTTAAGCACATTCTGTGCGTCTTGTAAAAGGGCAACCCAACCATCAGTATAAGCAATAGGGCCAGTGGTTCCGGCAGTAATCGAGCCACGAACCACACGAACCGGCTTCTCAAGAAAAGACTTTATGTCGCCTGCTCCAGGGATCTGCACTATATTAGGTAAAGAACCGTAAAGAGTTTCGGGATTGGATATTTCTAAGGTATTTCCAAGGGTATCGTCGGCAAATTTTGTCGTCCCTGACAAACCAGAAGTAAGAGAGGGGGTTTGGATATAATCTCCGACTTGATGGGGGACTGACATGGTATTAGCGGTAGGGTTAGTTGACATTAAATGGGTTATACAATTCAGTTTAGATGAGGCTACTTGTCTTACGAGGTGAACGATCGTGACACTAAAAAATGTCTCTCTGGACAAGGTCACCAAAATCAAACTAGCCGAGGGCGAAATCACCATCACTAAACAATCTGCTTTTCTTCATGTGGTTGATACCACACGTCCGGGACAGTTCTACTGCAATTACCCGAAGGAGCACAAAGGTTCACTCAGCTTTTAAATACAAGGGGGTTACACAAGGTAATAGGTGATTAAATTTCCGTCACTAGGTAACGTAGCCATTTCACGTAATGGTAAACGTCTCATTCATCAAGTTTGGCCAACAGAGGACCGAGTTATCGCATACTGGATTTCCCAATTCGTGGTCTCTGGTACAATACCTGAAAAGGCCACTATTTTTGGACACCACTCATCGAAAACTTGCTTACCATGTAAGGCTAGCTCACGAAGGGCGGTTCGGGCGTTATCCTCAGCAATCTGGCGACTATCAGTGGTCTTAGTCCAAAGGGGTATCTCCAAAACTACATTCAGTTCTAGAGGAGCTACGTAAATCTCGTTCTCTCTATCGTACAAAAATTTCCGCTTTGACAACGTTATGTTGGTGAACTCTCTCAAATGCGGAGTTGCACCGAGCTTCTGATCATCGGTGTATTCCTGACCAAGGTCAGAAAGGGCCGTCCCAATCAACTGCTCAGTAGCTAAATCAGCATATTCCTCTGTCACACCATACACATTATCATCACCGTTCACTTTAAGGCAAACATGGTCGCGGAAGTGAGGGAGGCTAGTCAAACTGAACTGATGTATTTTCAACCACCAATACCTAAAGTAAACCAAGTTCAACACACAATTTATGAGTGTCGTCAAAGGATTGCCGCTAGCCATACCACACTCCCAAAACTCAATCACTGTTCCATAAAAGTGCATGGACCTACAAATATTCTCAGCAACAGCTCTACGTACAGGGTCCCACCCATCATTTGGGAACCAGGACCTCCACGCAGAGAAAACCATCCACATAAACCGAGAAGGGTGATGTGCGTCGAAACCAGAATAGTCGCCCGCGCCATAACGCCCAAAACCTCCTTTCTCCTGTAGCTCGCGGGCTACCTTGTCCCATTCCAGAGAAAAAGGATTAACAGCAAAAGCGAAACCACATGATGCAGCGTGAACCATAAAGTACTCCATGATAGGTCCATAAACCATCCGACAAACAAGGGTCAAAACAAGAGGGGCAACTGACACTAGGCGGGGCTTCTCTACCTTATGAGGAGCTCTGCGTTCATTCTTGAGGGTGTCCATGAACCCGACGACAGGAGTTCCATTAGACATCGCTACATCAACGTACTCCTGCACGTCGGCAAAACACTCACTCATACGAGATTTACTCTTAAATTTGCCAGATTCATCGTAAGTGGCATAATCAATCTTTTTGACGCCCATAGTCGACAAAGGATGTCCTGCGGAAGTCTGCAAAGGCAGCTTCTTAAAGGCAGAACCCTCAATCCCTCTCCAAGCGACTTCAAAGGAGAAAACCTGTTTATTCCACCCAGGTTCTATCGAAAAAAGTTCACTATGAACCTGATCAACACAAGCTTGGACGTGTTCATCGAGAGCCAACACAGGTCGAGGCTGATACTTGAGCCTCGCCTGGGGATACAACGCACGTCCGGTGTGGACAATCTCAGTCTGTCTAGCCATGTAGGGCTCGGTAAACCCTTCAACGTGCATCCATTTATTCTTCACGAACGTACTACTAGGAAAAGTTGAACGATAAGTGACCACATCGCCCACGTGACAAGCAGGGTCATATCCATGCTGGGCCGTGGTTAAGGGCGTCAAAGCAATAGAAAAGGTCTCAACTGGTTCTCCTTCGGGAGGCGCCTCTTTCTTTCTGCCAAGTAGATCTCTGATAGTCTCACGACTTATAACAGTCGAGTAACCATAATTGGAGTTACCGTTGGTATGGAACCCCAACAACTGGCCATCCGACGTCATTAGGACTTTACCACAATCTCCCGATTGGAAGCC